AAATACAGCGTAGAAGAAAACCGAAATTTAGACCTATTTAGGGCTATCCTGCACCTTGTACACATGACCCTTTTCCAAGTAGAACTCGTCCTTCATTTTGCGAATCCGAGCATATACGGCCTTATCCCCAAGATTCAAATATTCCATCATATCTTGTACGGTTACTGCACCGTCCATATTCAAAACTTGGTAAGCTTGCCGGAATTCCTCGTTGGCATCTTCTGCGGTTTTCTTGTGAGAGTTTTGCAGTTGTCCTGCTTCCCATGTCCCTTGTGGCGGAAGTGCCGATAACTCGGCAGCATTGGCTACACGATGGATGGGATATTCAAACCAAAACTCTACAGGCTTGATATTGGGAAATTCTCGGAGGTTGGACTCCATTCTCCAGGCGGTTGCAAAACCGTCTCTCACATTGTTTTTGATATCATCTGTCAATGCCAGCTCAATCATATCTAGCTGGGCATCCGGATCTCGGGCAAACACGCCACTTCCGCTTGCACGGTCCATAGCTTTCTTATTGCCTTGAGATCCCTTTGAGTGATGGTGGCAATAAATAGTTGCACATCCGGTTTCGGTACAAATCTTGTCAAACTGGTTGCAGAACATAGCCATATCGGAAGCATTATTTTCATCGCCTGTGATGACCTTATAAATGGGGTCTACAATAATGGCATCAAAGTGCTGATCTCGCACACGGCGGATTAGTTTTGGGACCAATTTGTCTAACGGCACCGCATGACCACGCAAGTTCCAAATGACGATATTTCCCATATTGCGTTTTGGCAGTTTCTGTGCGTCATAGATTTTCATAAAACGCATAATGCAGGAAGCCGGGTCGATTTCCAGGTTCACATACAGAACTCTGCCCTTCTTGCAGGGGAAGCCCAGCCACTTGGAGCCTTCTGCGATTGCGATGCTCAACTCCATAAGAGCGAAACTCTTACCGGCCTTGGATGGACCGGAAATCAGCATCTTATGTCCGCAGCGGAGAACGCCTTTAATCAGCTCGTCAGGTAAAACAGGGAGATTATCCTTGTAAGTATCCAAGGAAACCATATCCGGCAGTTCATCGGTAACACCCTCAGCGAAGTCGAGCCAGTCTACCCAGCTCTTTCTGCCGATATTGGTAGCCACCAAGTACTGCTTTTTTTCACCACGAGTAACACCAGGCATACGGGACAACCGAGAAGGATTCCGGTTCTGTCTGTCAACATCGACACCGTTCCTTGCTAAGAAGTCATACAAAAACTCCACGCGCTTGCGGTACTCGGTGTAGTCCTCCGCATCTACCTTCACAATAGCGTGTAGGCTTTTGCCACCGGAATGAACGAGGCAAGCAATCGGCAATTCCAGCTTCCGGTACAGTGCATCCTGGTCGGCAATCGACATGCTATCCGATTCGACTAGGCAATACTTGAAGCGGACAACGTTGTCATTACGAACACCTTCGCCGTCCACAGGATTGAAACGAATCCAGGCACCGACCCCCGGCTTCCAGTCACCAATGGTCGCACCCAAGTCATCCGGATGCTTTTTTAGTGAGGCAATCAGCTCACCAGCTGTCCGGGAATATACGCCCTTTGCCGGCACCCAGCGCATCTCCGTATCCTGCCACACATCATTTGTCACATAACCCACGAAGTCATCCTTCTCGTACAGAGTTTCCAGATAGGTGATCAGCTCCTGCGTAGGATTCCACTGTTCCGGAGCCGTGTACTGATTGAAGCTATCGCCATCGAAATAAATGATGTCGTTCCAATCCATAGCCGCCCCGGGACCAAGTGCCGTCCATCCACGGTCTTTTGCCATCTGCACGATGGTTGCTCCGGTAATGGGAGAGATGCTGCCATGGAAGGTATCCCACTTGCGTTCGCATTCGCCAGGGTGGTATCGTCTGTCACCACGGCTCCAATTTTCCCAAACCTGGCATTCAAAACCTTCTGCCTTCAATGCCATACCGACATTGATCCACTCTTGGTAACTCACTGCCGCTACATCGATTGCTTGTAGGGCAGATAAAATATTGCTCATAAAAATCCTCCAAATTAAGGTTTGTATTTATTGGGAATAAGCCCACGGGGTAACCGCCAACTGTTAGCGGCAAGCCGGGATATCATCTTGCCGGCCTCCTCAAACTTCCAAGTACCAACCTGTCTGAAGCCGTAACGCTCTAAACAGCGGATCTGCTTGGGTGTTGCCAGTCCCATTTTCTGTCGGCGCATCAGCCGGCCAATCAGCAGGCTTGCCTTGCCCATATTCTCAACGGAAGCGGAGTAAATGCCTCTCTGCTCCAAAAATGCCAGTTGCTTTTCAGAAGGCGGTGCCATTTCCCAAGCAAAGGTAGGAACATAGCCAACCAGGTCTTCCGCTGCGATAGAAACTGCATATTGGAGTGGATCTACCAGTCTCCGTGTCCGCAGACGCATTTCTTCCAGTTCACGGGCAAGGGTTTCTTCCCGTTCCTGGAGGACATTACGCTCGGCTTCATCTTCGGCATCTACAAGGTCAACACTGTCATCCGCATCCTTGATCTGCGCATCGATGCGTTTGGCAATATCCGCATCCTTGGAAATAAGACAAGAGGGGCGGCATAAATCGTGCCGTTCTGTCATCCACAGAAAGTCCAAAAGCAGAAGGTGATCCTTTCCGGGGTGTAGGCGCATTCCGCGCCCTACCATCTGTTGATATAAGCTCCGGACCTTTGTGGGACGAAGAACCACCACACAGTCTACACTTGGACAGTCCCAACCTTCCGTCAGAAGCATTGAGTTGCACAGCACATCGTATTTTCCGTTTTCAAAGTCAGCCAGGATCTGCGCCCGGTCTGTGCTGTTGCCGTTCACTTCTGCTGCTCGAAAGCCGTCATCCTCAAGGATGTCCCGGAACCGCTGTGAGATGTGTACCAATGGAAGGAACACCACGGTCTTTCGATCCTTGCAGTAGTGCGCCATTTCCTTGGCAATCTGCTGTAAGTACGGCTCCAGGAAAGAGCCAATTTGACCGGTGCTGAAGTCACCATTGGTGATCTGGACCTTGCTGATATCCAGCTCCAAGGGAATCATCTGTGCCTTCACCGGACATAAGTACTTGTCCCTAATGGCATCTTCCATGCTGTACTCAAAGGCAAGGCTATCAAAGTACTGACCTAGATCCTTCCGGTCTCCTCTGTCCGGGGTAGCTGTAACACCCAGCACATTGGCATCCGGAAAATGTTCCAGTACCCTCTGATAGCTATCCGACAGACAATGGTGGGCTTCGTCCACCACGATGTCAGTAAAGTAGTTCCGGGGAAATTGCCGCAGTCGGCTTTCCTGCGCCAATGTCTGGACAGACCCAACAGCAATCTGCTCCTCTCCGTTTAGGCAGGAGCTTTCTGCTTTTTCCAGACCACAGGATAGTCCGGTAACTGCCAGCAACTTGTCAGCCGCCTGGGTCAGCAATTCTCCCCGGTGGGCGAGGACTAAGGCTTTTCCTCCACGAGAAACACGCTGTCCCAAGATGGAGGAAAAGACCACGGTCTTACCGGTGCCGGTGGGAAGCACCAGAAGTGTCTTCCGGTGCCCTTTGTCCCACTCGGCGATGACCGCATCTCTCGCCTGTGTTTGATACGGTCTAAGGTTCATCATTAGAAGGTGTCTTGCGACCAGCTCTGCTGGGGTGCCTTTTCTGCATCACTTACCCAGGCAGGGGTCTTCTGCTTGGGAAAGAAGGCGGGATCGTAGTCCAGGAAGCGATCCACATCATTAGCCATCTTCTGCTCACCGTCACGATTGGTGTAGGGACGGGGCTTGAAGTGGGCACGGCCCTGTGCGCCGGGAACCTTGTTCCAGTCCATCACCAAACGCTCACCGTGCTTCTTGAGACCGATGCAGCGGAAGAAATCAGAAATGCGGAACTCCAGGGTGCGGCAGAGAATGAGATCGCACTTCACGAAGGCACTGCCTTCACGAGTGTCCACCTCAAGGGTCAAGGTTGCCTTGTTGCAGGCAGGGAGCTTGGCACTGCCGGGGAAACGCCCACGCTCAAAGTCACGCACCACAAAGTTGTAGTCACCCTCCTCCAGGAGGATAAACTGTTGGCCATCGTCCTCGATGGCATCATTCCAGTCCATAACCAGGTTGTTATCAAAATTGCTCATATCATTACCTCCAAAATTTTAGAACGGCAGCCGATCAGGGTCTGCTTCGATGGTTTCAACGATCTTCTTCCAGTTGGGGATGACCCAACCCTTGAGAAATGCTTCGGGATATTCCTCGACGGGAACATTTGCGGGAAAATGACCACGCTGGGCTACAATCTGCTGCAGCTCCGGCTCTACGATCTTGGACTCGGTCATCATTGCCCGGATCTGCTCCAACAGAGTAGGCGTAGTGGTCTGCTCGGTCTTTTCGGCAGGGACTGCCACGGGCGTAGGTTTCTTGCCACCGAAAATGTGAGCAATGTTGCTGTAGTCCAGTTCCAGCTCATCCGGCAGGCCGTGTCTGTTTTTTGCATCCCAACAGGGATGGTGGGTTGCATACATCACACGCTTGCCGCCCTGGGCTTTCTTGGTCTCATTCTGGGCGGTGACCACATAGGTCTTGTAATTGCAGAACAGCAGAATGTCGCACCACTCTTTCAGCAGAGGCGCAACCTGCTTGGACAGCTTCATCTCCCAGCGGTCATAAGCGCCCATTTCATCGGGCTGCTCAAATTTCCGCATCTTTGCGTGAGCTGTGGCAACCACGTGAATTCCGGCAGCGATTACTGCATCCAGGGCATTCAGTAGCCGACCGAACTCTTCAGCTAAATAGGTGTAGCCTTTGCCGTAGCCGAAATCCTCTATGCCGGCCTTCTTGTACTTGTTGCAGATACCGGCAATGCACAGCTGTTCTGCCCAGTCGGCGGTGTCCAAAATGAGGGTGCCGCAGATATTCGGCTCTTTAGCTACTTCCTGTACAATGCCGATCAGCTCATCGAAGGACTCCGGCTTGCTGATACGGCGGACATCCATATGGGCAGTACCGCCTTCCGTGTCGATGAACAAGGGGTTGGGAAACTGTGCTGCCAAGGTGGATTTGCCGATGCCTTCCGCGCCGTAAATAACCACCTTCTGCGGGCGGCTCACAATGCCGCTTGAAATCTTTAGCATATCGTTGCCTCCTTATCTGAGAGAGCAGGACAGATCCTGCACAAGGGTGATGCCGGGGACTTCTGCACCGCTTTGGAGCAGCTTCTTGACCTCGGTCTTGCTGACTTCCGGCTCCGCCTGTTTGTAGCAATAGCTGTAGCCATTCTCCATGAGCCAGGAGACAGCAGCACGGTTGTCGTCTACATCGACCTTCGTGGTCTTCCGGTAGCATACGGTTGCCACTCCGCAGTCTGTCTTTTCACCGGCACATTCCCGGTCGAGGATTGCCATAAGCCTGTCAACCTTATTGTCGAGTTTGGCTCTGCGCTCTCGCAGCCGAAGCTCCTCGTTCTTAACAGCGGCGGCTTCTGCTCTGGTGTTCAGCACCAGCTTTGCCAGGTATTCCAAAATGCGGCTACGCTCCATCTGCAAGCTGTCCAACTGGGCAAGCAGTGCCTCGTCGGAAATAATCTCACCCGTCTCCGGATTGACCAGTTGCTCAAAGATGTCGGCAATCAGCTGATTCACTTCGTAGAGTTTCACTTGCTCACACCTCCTTCCGTAGCCTCACTGATGGTGACGGTGGAGACTGTGTTGCCGGGAACAAGCACCGTGACTTTGTTCAGCGGACCAAATAAGAAGGTCAGCAACTTTTCACGAATGGTAATGTTCCGGCACTGCACAATGCCGCCCCGTCGGGGGTTCTCTGAAACACTGATGGTTAAATTGTGCTTCATGTCTTTCTTCCTTTCCGAAGGGTGGTATTGTGTTGCCCTTCATAGGTAGGTCACAGAAAACAAAAAAACGGACATTTTTATAGAAATTTTTTTAATTTTTTTACTGCGCGTGCGGTTGCCTTAGCTATGCCAGAAGCGTCTCGTCCTTCTGCCCGTGCAATATCGGCAAAAGAGAGTCCCTCAAAATAAACTCGGCATATCAATGATTGTTGCCGAGGGTTGAGTTGAGCTATTGCAGCATAAAGACGCTGATTATCTAGGCGCTGTAGCACAGACAACTCGGTATTTTCATCGCTGGGCAGCCAATTTTCATCAAGGTTTATAGCATCTAATGAGCAATGACGGCGAGTCTCGGTTTGATTGTTGTTGTACTCCTGTCGATCCAAGTCAATGAGGACGGAACCCCATTGCTCATCCACTTCAATTTCCACGGTCTCATTGGCAAATTCGTACTTGATTTTCATAATTTTCTGTTCCTTTCTTCGTTGGAAAGCGAAGCAGGAGCAGAAAATGGGCAAAAAAATACTGCCGAAATAAAGCAAATCATTTCTGATCGTTGCTTCACTTCGGCAGTTAGGTCACTCATCCTTACGGAAGGAGCCAGGGCTCGATAGATGAACGCTGTTCTTTTGTCACGGGGGATACCCCCTGGGTATCTTACTTCTTACCGGCCTGTCGTTTGGCCTGTTCAATCTGGGTAAGCACATCGCAAAGCCGGACAACTTCCTTTTGCTTTGCAGATTTCAGTTCCAGATAAATTTCGCCGTCTTCGGTATCGATGAGAGCATCGAACACCCTCGGCTTCTTTTCTCCAATAGTTCTGTTGTTCCGAATGGGCTGTCGTATCAGCATAATCAAATTCCCTCCTTGGAAAGCGTTTGTGTAAGTGGTGGCAATTTGCAGATACTCGGTCACTGATACATCAGGCCGGGCATCTTTACGCTGTGTCGGCCGTCATCCGGCATTTTCAGGTCGCCCAACAATGTGGCATAGGTAATTGCGCGTTTTCCAAAACGGTCACGAAGTTCCTCTAT